CAGGCTGTTAAGCGTTCTGATGAAATGCGATTAACCGCTGCGAATATATTCCAAAAGTCAGGAGAGAATATTAATACGCTAATTTCTTCTGGTAAATTTACTCCAGAAAGTTTAGCGGTTTATAGACAGAGTCGTAATCCTGCTGATTTAGTATTGGTAGAAAAAGGTAAAACGATTGGATTGTCGGTAGACGGTCAGCAAGTATACCAATCGGGAGATTCTCAGTATATTCTAGGACCGGGCGGACAACGTGTACCTTATTATGGAAGACTAGAAAGTAAAACACCGAAGACTGAAATTAAGCTGCCTCCGGGACCAAAGAATGTTCTTGAAATAGATAAGAAAGATGCTGAAGATATACTTAAAAATAGAAACTCATTAGAAAAGTCTATTCCATTACTAGAGAATTCCGTTGCTCAGCTAGATCGAGGAATTATTGGCGGTACATTCTCCGATGCTCGAACAGCACTTGCAACAGGACTAACCAGTATCGGTATTAAAGATCCTAACATTACGAAATATTTAGCTAATACGAAAACTTTCAATGCTAATCGTATAGAATTGGCAACAGCAATTGCAAAACAGTTAGGTGTCAATCCTACCGATAGAGATTTCCAAGCATCTTTAGACAGGTTTGCGTCGGCAAGCGAAAGTCCTGCATCATCGAAGATTTTCTTAACTGAAATGCTTGCTTTAAAACGCCAGCAATTGACTGATGCAAATAATGCTTTGAATTATTTCAGACAAAATGAAGGGTCATTTGCAGGATACGATAGACCTCTGCCTAGAGCATTCTCTAGCACAGGGAGCGAGTTGTCCGGTATGTCTACAGATCAACTTCGTCAAGAAATAAATAAACGCAGAAACACAACTCCAAAACAGTAAGGATTAACTAATGGCAACTTTGGAAGAATTAGAAGCGGAATTAGCTCGTCGTGAAAGAGATGAACGTTCTATCGCCGAACGAGTTGTTTCTGGCGGCAAGGCTTTAGTTGGAGGCGCTCAGTCAGGCGCTACTAATTTAATGGCATTTCCTGCTGAAGTAGCTACGATTCCTCGACAGGCAGCGGCTGCTGTAGGGATTCCTGTTGGTTTTTCAGAATCTCCAACAACATTAGCACGGGAACAGTTTAGAATCCCGGCTGAACCTAAGTCAGGTGCGGAGCAGTTTTTGTATCGCTTTGGCGAAGGGGCTGCACCGGCAATGGCATTTGCGGCTCCGTCTTACTTAGCCGGTCCGCTTGTAGGAACAGTAGCTACCGGTACGGCTGGGCTTATTGGTGGATTATCTAACGTTGCTGGTAAGTATTTGTTCCCAGAATCGCCTACAGGACAACTGGCTGTTGGATTGGTTCCCAGTCTTTTTTCAGGAGCAGCAACACTAGTAAGACGAAATGTTCCGGCAACAGGAACCCCGTCGGTATCTGCTGAAACAGGTATTCCTATGACATCTGGACAGCGTACAGGCGCTGAAGCTACACTTCGTCAAGAAAAAGCTGTATCTGTTAGTGAGGGCGGTGCGCCAATATTCAAACAGTTTAATTTAAATCAGGCTAATACTGCTGAAGACTTTGCTAACAAAATACAACAGTTTGGTGCAAATCAAAAGTTAACAGCAACTGATATTAACAAAGGCGTTATTGATGCTGTTAATTTCCAAAACAATAGACTTGTTAACAAATTTAGAGCGCAGAATCGTGTTAACTTTGGTGAAGCTAAGAAAGTATCCGGTAACGATCCTATTTTCGGGACCGATAACTTAAACACCACATTAGACAATCAAATTGCATTATATTCCAGCGATAAAATGCCGGCAGAACTTCGTGCAATTGCAGATAAACTTCGTGATTTAAAAGGCTCGATGACAAAACAAGCTGAGCCGTCTTTAATTGTAGGCGCTGATGGGAAACCTGCTGTTGTTATTCCTGAACAAGCACAGAAATTAACTATTGATGAATTGCAGAAAAACCTAGAATCATGGGGAAAGGCTGCTAAAACAGGCGAGTATTCAATGCCGGGAGGTACAGATAACATATTTAAAGGAGTTGCTCCCGGAACTGTTAAGAATATTGCTCGTCAAGTACTCAATGGATTTAAAGACGATCTAGATGTTGCCGCTTCGTCGGGAACACGGGGAGCAGCGCAGTTACAAAAAGCTAGAGATCAGTTTAGAGACGGATTAAAAGAACTTGATGCGTATGCAGAAACACCGTTTGTTAAATACTTCATGAAGGACAATCCCTCTGCATTAGATGCAACCGAATCGGTTCAGAGGCTTACACAAGCAACTCCTACAGAAAGAGTTGTTATGTTTAATATCTTAGGCAATACTCGTCCTGATATTATTGCGTCTTTAAGAAAAACACAAATGGATGAACTTGTCACTGCTTCGGAAGGAAATCCTGAAGCATTACTAAGTAGTCTAAGGACTGTTATTAATCAGAAGTCGCAACAAGGTTCTATCGGTTTAAATGACTTCTTCTTTCCGACTAAAGGAGAGCAAGCACAGGCTAAAGTGTTAATTAAAGACCTAGAAACAATTACAAGAAAACCAGCAGGAGCAGCAGAGTCAATATCGTCTCAATTACAGGGAATTACAACAGAAGCCTCTGCCGTTGCCGGTGGTTGGACTGTCGGTAAAGCCGTGTCTGCGATTCAAGATACTATGAATCTTGTGTCTGGAGCATCTTCTAGTTCTGAGAAACTGGCATGGATGATGACAAATCCACAAGGAAGAGATATGCTGCGTTATTTAGCAAATCAGAAAGTATCAAATAAGCCTCTCCCACAAACCTACGCAGATTCCCTTAACTTCTTAGCTAAATATACTGCTGCTGGCGCTGTGCCTACAGCTCGTGGTGAAGACCTATCTTTAGAGCAAGCAATGCCTTCTAATATATCATTACAAGAGTTAGAGGCTGAACTACAACGAAGAGAAACACAATAATAAGAATATGATTCCATGTCAGACCAATTTGGGTTTATCGAAGGAGCAAAGTCTGTAACCAGTAGCATGGATGCCAGCCGTGAGGCTAGTAAGTCCATCACTAAGAGTATTGTCGATGTACAGAAGGATGTTGCAGCAGTAGCGCAGCAAAAGGACCTAGAGCGTAAGAGGCAAATACGAGAAGCACAGGTCTTTAAAGAGCAGTATTTCAAGAGAGCAATGATGGAATGGCAACGCCAAGAAACCATCCGTATCGAGGAAGCTAAAGTCAAAGCTGATTTCATAAGAAAGCACGGCGCTAAACGCTGGAGTGAAATCGAATCAATTAAACAAAAGATAGAGAAACAAGACAATGAACTTACTAGAGAGTTTAAACAAGATTTGGCAAAGGTTCGTAGAGCAATGTTCATGTGCTATGCAGTGGCTGCGGTCATTGCTTGGTATCTAACTTGGGGGTATAAACAATAATGTTACCATTAATGGCACTATTCGATGTTGGGATGAAAGTCCTAGATAAATTCATTCCTGATCCTGAAGCTAAGGCTAAGGCACAGAAAGAGTTGCTACAGATGCAACAAGAAGGTAAGTTAGCTGAGTTAAACGCTGACAATATTGAGGCACAAGAGATTAGCAAAAGATGGACTTCTGATATGGCGTCTGACTCTTGGTTATCTAAAAATATAAGACCATTAAGTTTAATAGCAATTTTTACTGGTTACTTTATGTTTGCAATGATGTCTGCTTTTGGGTATAATGCTAATGAGTCGTATGTACAACTCCTTGGAAATTGGGGAATGTTAGTATTTGGCGCTTATTTTGGTTCACGCAGTTTAGAAAAGATAGCAGAAATAAAAACAAAAGCAAATGATACAAAGTAAACAATGTTCCCATTGTAAACAAATAAAATTGTTGGAGTGTTTCAGTCCTGACAAAAGAGTACCAAGTGGTTGTCAGTCTAAATGTAAAAGTTGTACAGCAAAATATCGAAGATTGGCTTATGCATTTTAAGAAACTTGTAGCAGATAGTGTTAAACGAAACTATAAAAAGAAACTACAACGCAACAATGAGTATAGAACAAATAACCCAGATAAAGTATCTTCTTGGAAGAAAAAAGATAGAACTACTAACAAAGTTCGTGTAAATTCTGATAACGCTATGCGTAGAGCTAAAATTAACGGGTTAGTAAATTCTGACATAATGCAAGTGTATGCTTTAAGAGATTTTTATACAGCAATGTCATTGGGGGAAAAGTTTCATGTTGACCACATTGTCCCGCTTGTCAAAGGAGGACAGCACCATGTGGAAAACTTACAAATTATTCCCGCTATTGATAATCTTAGAAAAGGCGCAAGATGAACCTAAGCCCTAATTTCACCCTAGAAGAACTAACCCACTCTGAAGTAGCGGAGCGTAAGAACCTAGATAATACCCCTAACGCCAGTGAGGTTGCTAATCTAACTAGACTGGCAGCCTTGCTAGAGCAAGTTAGAACCCTCCTAAACAAGCCAATAATGATTAATTCTGGCTTTAGGTCTAAACCAGTCAATGACTCTGTCGGTAGCAAGGACACTAGCCAGCATAGGCTAGGTTGTGCTGCTGATATCAGAGTCCCCGGAATGACCCCTAAACAGGTCGTAGAGGCGTGTTTGGCTTCGGATATACCCTTTGACCAAATCATCGAAGAATTCGGCTCTTGGACGCATATAAGCGTTCCTAACGCTATTTCTGACAAGCCCCGTAGGCAAGCCCTAATTATCGATAAGAACGGTACTAGGAATTTTGTGTAGTATATGCTACATTTTGTCGGTATTTATTGATACTTTGTAACAAAAAGAACCCCGCCGAAGCGGGGCTAAAGGAGCGCAAATGCATTGGGTATTAGGTGAACCAGCAGCGTCAGTGAGGTTTACTGAACATGATTCTGATGATTCCCAAATCGATAGCGAGATGGGATTCTTCATCAAAGTCAGGAACATACTCAAATCCTATGCTGAACCCAGTAATGAAGTATAAGTTTATTATCATTTGACTGGACAAGCTCCGCTGGCACACTCGTCGCCACCATCAAACAACGCTTCATCAACATGAGTAATCAGTTGTGTCGAAGCTACCAAAGCATCATACGCTTCTTTAGTAATCTCCTCCAAAGGCGCTTGGTGAAAGCCGTGTTCATTGTGTAGCAAGAATGACAAGGACTTGTGATTGTTCTTGTAGTTCTTCGCTAAATACTTCTGAATCTCAGGCAATTCTTCCTTACGATAGTACACTGTGCAGGATACGCTATTGTCTGACCAGTTAGCCTGTAGCCACTTCACTACTTCCAATTGATCGATAGCGGTCATCTCAGCAGCAATCTTAGTACCTTCAGGATAGCAGAATGGGAATGATACAACCATTGTGCTGTGATCCTCAGAACCATCGAAGTGACGCTGATATTCTACTGGATAGCCATGCTCACGACATACTTGCACCAACGCATGGTCTGCAGCGATACGAATACGACGAATCATGTATTGTGAGTATGCTGGATGACATCCTGAAGTAACTCCCGGAAGTAACGACAAAGTACCGCTAGGCTTAACTGTTGTCAACTTGACAGACTCAGGGAAGCCATGCTCATGACTGTATTTGAAGTCAAACTCACGAAGACGGCGATAGGTATCATTTAACCAGCTACGCTGCTCTTCAGTCGCTTGCAATACTCCAGTAACGCCAATACCCATCCGCATATTCTTGTGAACAATGTCTTCTGTCTCTTTGAGATGGCAAGGCAGTGCAAGGCTATGCTTGTTGATGCGGTACAGCAATTGGCAAACATCTAATAACTGCTCTTTGCTCTCGATGTTAGGCAGATATACTTCTGCTAAACAGCAAGTCTCGTAAGCAGCTAACGACTGTTCTGCACAAGGATTGTATCCCATGACATCTGGATCAGGATAATCAGTCTCGCCTAAACGACCAATCTTACGAGAGAGTTTCAGATTGATAAGTCCATAAGGCTCTCCTTTACCCTCATAGCCATCCCAGAAGTACTCATGCAGGTCTTTGATGTCGTTACAGACAACGCTGTTATTCGACATTGCTCTCCATGATGGAATATTCCCCATGTCCCAACGCTTTGCAAGTAAGTACTCAACATCGTCAGGATCACCGATGGCAATCTGAGCAGAACGGCGTACATTACCAGCAACGACAATAGCACCGATAATGTTCATGATGTCAAGGCAGTCAATCGGACGCAACTTCTTACCTTTACGCTTCTCAAGGATGTTACTAATCTTAACGATACCATCACATAAGTCTTCAGGACCAGAAGCAGTACCACCAAAGCCTTTAATCGCCGCACCACGACCACGCACTAGAATGGTGCTGTAGGTAAAGGTAGGATTAGTATCCGCTAGAAACGCCGCTTTGAGCGTCTTGCCGAGAAGTTTGACCCAGCCTTCACGGGAGTCAGGCACAATAAAATCAGCATCAGCGGTAGTAACACGAGTAGGAGCGCTAAAGTTAGGATTGACCGGAGGAAGTTTATCAACATGTTGCCTCTGAATGTTATAGCCGACACCTGAGCCAAGCATCAGCAAGTCCATCGCCCATGTGAAAGGACGGACTGGTTGATCGATGACAGTGAATGCACAGTTCTGTAGACTCGCTAATCCTAAGCGACCAACTGTCTCTGTCCCCATTTGCCATAAGAATCGTCCAGCAACAGTGCCTTTCAATTCCAACAAGTACTTCCGTAGACGCTCTTGCTCATCTGCGTCAAAGTTACAGCCTAGCTGATCGTTAGAGGCTTTAATAACCCTTTCAACCGTGTCTGTAAATTCTTCTGTCGGAGACTTTGGATCTCCTTCGTTTAATCTTCTTGCGTATGTGCGTTTATATGTAATGTATCCTACAGTACTAAAGGGTGTGTTATATGTCATTCTACTTCTTTCTCCAGTTCGTCAGCTTTGTCTTCAATTAAATCAGTGAATCTCTCCACCAAATCTTCACTACTAATATCAAGTAACTCTAACAGATCAACTTCATCGATCTGCTTGAGGCGGTCTTTTATTTCTATGAGGGTTAATGCCATGTGGAACCTTTTAGTGTATCACGAATAGTAGTTTTTGTCAATAGTTTCGTAGTTCGCAATAAGAAATTCCAGATAATGCTTTGCCTTTTCAAGGTCTTGCACACCGTTCTTATATGGGAACCGAAGTGAGTACTTAATGACATTAGCTGTCCAAGGATCTAACTTGTAAGCCATGAAAATGTCCCAAGGCTGGATCGCAGCGACTTGGTAATGATTACCCCCAACCTGTTTAGTATCGGGGCTTACGGACTCGTTTATGCGCTCTATATAGTCTTTTAATTGCATTGTTTTACCTCTACGGATGATTTGATTGATTTTGTAGATTGCGACCAAGTTCCACAAGCAGAACACTGATAGCGTTGATAGGTTCCGGTACTAGAGATCGCAGTGCCTCGTTTCTGCAAGCGAGTCGAACCACAATTAGGGCAAACATGATCGTCAGCAAACAGATTGTGATTAGGGTGATTCCGAATCCAAGGACGCAAAGAGTTATACAACGACTCAAGTAAAACGACATCTTGTATATTATATTGCTCCATCCGCTTCCAAGCATCTTTATCTCCGTTCATGCACTTAACCCAAAGTTCGTGTCCTTCGTGTTCATGCTTCTTACCAAGGTTGAGTCGCTGTGCTACATAATCCAGCTTGTTACTAGGAAACCTAAAGTTGCTACGAACAACACGCAATAGGTCAATTTGTTTATAAGGCGATGGTGGATTAAAACTATGTAGTAAGAATTCCTTGTTAAGAGTAGGAATATCAAACTTAGTACCATTGTAGTGAACCACAGCATCTGCATCGTTGAGAAGCCCATGAATTCCTTTCAGCATTGCCTTTGGTTTAGATTGATGAACAGAATCAAATACAACTTCTTTATCGCCTAACCACTTTGCTGCATAGCACAAGACATAAGAAGATTCCATTAACTGATTGATGCTGACGTTTTGCTGCCACAGACCCCAAACATGGGCTGTGTTAGGACTAGACTCAATATCAAGCAATAGGATTTTCATAGCAGATTCCACTTAGTATCTTTCCAGTAATATATCCAACCTTGCTCATCCATACCTAGGACAGTAAAGTTAGTATGAT